GCACTGGGCCATACTTTGTAACGACTACGAACTTTGTGATAACACGCATCTTTTTTTTCTGCTAATATACGATTTGAATATGCCGGTCCTCCACATTCCGGACATTGTTGTTGTTCTTGTGCTAGACCTTCAAACCAGGATTTGGGTTCTACTCTTTCACCTCGACCAAAATAAGTTTCTATTGTGTAGATAAGTTGGGATAGATCGTCATCCGGCGGACTACCAATTACAAATGATGGTAGATACCATCGACCATCTTGATCTTGTTTCATATGTAATTGTTTGGCAATATCTTCTTTATCTTTGGGAACATTGTAATAGGTTTTAGCACCATAGGGATCTACTTCGTAACGAATTCTTTGACGATTGGGATTTTCGCCCGGATCACCATAGACCTGGTGATATCGCCTATTGTCTGAAAATCTCCTGCCATAGGCCTCATTGGATGGTTTTTTTGTTGCTACATTTTTAGCAGGACCACGACGTTCGGGATTGGGATCTTCTCTACGCTTTTTGCTTGCTGCATACTTACGACCTTTTTGACCCAATGCATGTGCCTTGGCTTGTGGTAGACATTTTGGTTTGCCTTCGCTGTCATCACCACGAGCACATTGGCCACGAATTTTTCCGTCGGGCCCAAACCGAACCCATTTTTCTTGAAACCAGTTGCGCAGATTTTCGTTAAGATGTTGGTCAAACTCTAGACCAAATTGTTCAGCTATATCTGATTTGTGTCGACCTTTGCCTATAAGATCTTGATGTTTTTTGTCTAGTTCGGCATAACGACGGTCGATTTCTTGTCTTTCTTGAGCTTGTTGATTCAAAAATGCCGACAAACGTTGTCCAGCAGCAGCCATGTCATATCCTGCCGCTTTCATTCCAGATCGAAATTTTTCTTGTGCAGATTGTCGAGGGCGATATTTTCCAGTTAATTTGGCCTCAGGAACTGATTTAGAGCCCAAACTGCCAAGATATCCATCGGTCCATTGTCTTTTGTAATCTGCCCATTCACCTTGAGTCCAAGCGGTGGCAAAATATTGCCATGGCCAATCGCCATGTTGATTAAAAGCTCGAGCAAATTCTTTGATATCAGTGGAAGAAATTTTATACAAGTTCATCAGTATATTTGCAACTTGTTCTCCGCCATCATCTCGACCGGCCATTGCAGACAATCGAGGTTCAATGTCAGGCTTGTCTTGCATGGTTCGATTTGGGCCACACCTAGCTTGACATAATTTTTCTAATTGACTGATTAGTTCCATACCAAATTTGCCCAACATGGATTCCGGAGTAGATTTGTCAGGTAATGATTTTAATGTTTCAATGTTTTTGTTAGCAGCAGCACCTTTGACAATGTTGGTCATCATGGCATCAAACCGAGAATCGCCGGTGGCTTCAGAAATAATTTTATCAAATTCATTGAATTTCATCTTGGATAACCCTTAAATGATTTTATTGGACTGGATTTATTTGTGTCAGGCATTTCTAAACTGCCGGGTTCAATCAGTGTTTTGACTTTTAATTTTAATTTATTCAATGCTTTGACGATTTTATCTTTTTCTACTTGAGTATAGGCACCGAAATAAGCATTGTCATTGATCCAACTAACAGAATCTATTTTGCCGATATCTGCGGGATCAACGCCCATTAATACTCCTGCACGATAAAGATCATAAAATTTATTGATGTCATGACCCGTTAATGCACCCGGATTAGCTTGATCATAATGAGGATGCAATTTTCCATCTATGATATCATAGCGACTTTCTGTTATAAATTCTCGTGCTCTCATGATATTGTTACCAAGCCCTACAACTCCAATAACGAGCTTTAGTTCTCGGACCAGGATTATCGCAATTGTGTCTTGCACGAAAACTACGTCTACGTGCAGGATTTGATTTTTTTATTTTCATGGTTTTTTGTCCGGCACGTTTAGCACTAGTGCCTCCGTGTCCAAAATTGACTTTTTTGACATTGCCACTTTTGGGATCTCGAACATAGACTTTGAATTTTTTTACATCACCTCGCATGGGCTTGCCCAATGGCACTTTTCGACCTTGATATTCAGCTTCTTTCAAATTTGAATCGATGGGTTGTAGGTGTTTTAATTTTGGATCTGTATATATAGGTCTTTCAGGTGCAGTATAATCAATGGGCTTTGTGGCATCTAATTGTCGATCATCAAACTCTTTGTCAGACTCGCGATCTTGTTGTTGACGAACTTGATCGTAATCTATATCTGCATCATCGTCATCGGGATTATCTTCTTCGAGAAAATTCCAACTCTCCAGTATAGCCCAAATTTCTTCAGTGCTATCTAATAGAATATTGCCCTGATCATCGCGATCAAGAACATATGTTTCTATCAATGTTAGATCCTCGAGTTCGATGGCAAAATCGTCTCCAATGTCTGGATTATTATACCATTGTTCGGCTTCTATTAGATAACTACTGAGAGTTTTCATTGATTTTTCATCCTAGCATTTTTTTAATATAATCAAGCTCGTTGTTTTCAGACATTTGACGATCTAATTGACTGGCAATCACCGGCACTGTGGTTTGCCCGGTGGTTTTGGGTCGATTTAAACCGCCACTATACTGTAATGCATCTTGATTGTATTCGGTATTGGTTGGCCAGTCTGGACTATTTTCATCAACCATCTCTGCACATCCATATGGTTCTTGGTTACACGTTGGGCAACTATGATCGCTGTGGTCGTCGTGCATACCAGAAAGATTCAGCAATTCGGCCAATCGATCAGCATCATCACCGGTGGCATTAATACTAATGGATTTTTCTAATTCTCCTGTCTCGCTGGTGTTTTGTGACACTGTGATATTCATGCTTTCGGAGATCATTTGTTCCAGTTCTCTATTCCAACTGTCGTAGATACCTTGACCAAAACTCATATTGCCTTTGCCTTTGGATTTTTTAGTTTCACCTGCATCTGCCACTGCCACACTGCCACTGGTTGTGGTCTCTTTGACTTCTTTGTCTTTATGTTTGGGCAATCCTTTACGTGCTGTGCTGGCAAACTTTTCCAATTCGGCCTTGGGCATTTTGGCCATTTCGGCTGATGCAGTTCCGGCTTGAAGTTTTTTTCCGGAACGTCGAGCTTTTAAAGCAATCGCGGCTGCTTGTTGTTGTGCTTGACTGACTGCTTTTTCGGCGATGGGTTCTGCAAGATCACTTTTTTGACTTTTCATGTAATCACGTGCAGTGTCAATATAATCCAAGGCCTTGGTAATTTTTGATTGAACCCATTCGGGTAAATTTTCATCGGCCTTTAAAATACTGCGTAATTCTTTGGCTGCGTCTACAATTGTGCGAAGTTGATCATGCGCCATATCGCCTTCACGATCATATTCACCACGATCAACAATGTCAATCATGTCGTCATGTTGTTCTCGAACTTTCTTGGGTCTACCACGACGTGGTGCTTCTTTGCCTGGTTCATTGTCACCGATTTTATGCACTGTTTTTGGTCCCTTCCATGCAGGAACTTTGACTGTGCCAAAGGGTTCATCATAGGTGTGTTTGGGCCCCGAGGGTCTACCAACACGATCATGTTTGACATGTTTTTGTTTTTTATCAGTATCTTCGTCATCGTCGCCTTGATAATCAGCACCATATGTGCCATGATGACGTAGTCCTTTTGCGGTCTTTTCACTACGACCTTCCTTGACTGGATAAGTTTTGCCATCTACTTCAAACTCTTTAGCACCTGATGCTTTTGCTTTTGCCAATTCACCACTGAATTCATTACCTTCATCGACATCATCTTCATACATTCCAAAATCGGCATCTAATGTTGCTGGATTTATTCTATTGCCCACTAGTCCAGGAATATCTACTCCTCTTTTTTGAAGGCGATCAGCAGCTATGGTAGGACCTAACCCTCTTTCTTTACTATAAACAGTTGGATCACCAGGTTTCATAGTTAACCCTGATTTAGCTCTATCTACATCAGCTTTAAATTGAGTATTATCAACAGGAGCAGACTGTGCTATTGGGGGTTTGAACCCCCCAACCGGAGGTTTGAAAGTCCTGTCGGTGGTTTGTCCTGTAGCTGGATCAAAATACATTTTCTCATCTAGCTGTTCTTCATTGCTTCTTGATCTAAGTTTCGCAAAATCACTTTTTTCTAATTTACCATCACCATCTAGATCGATGTAGTCAGGTTTTTTACCTTTGCCTTCCGCCACACCTTGTTTTTGACCAAAATCATCCAACACAGCATAGATATCATTGTAGCCATTTCTTCTAGCTAAAAGATTTAAGTCATCAAACTCTACACCATATTTACGCATTATGGGAGCCAGGCTGTCTGTAGGATCTGAATCCGGATATCCACTAGCTAAGGCATTTATAACAACTTGCCAAGGCACAGCCGTGCCCTCCGCCACACCTTTCTTCTTTGGTGGATCCCAATCTCGATCTCCCTTAGCTCGGGGTTCTTTACGGTCAATGTATCTCTGAAATTTGCTTCTTTGTTTTTCACTATAACCGTAGGGCCGATCCCGCATGTCGTCATAGTCCATGTCAACAAAATACTCAGCCTTGTCTCTGGCCCGTTTGGCTAAATCTAAACTGACTTCTTCTAAAGAGCCTTCCGCTATACCTTCATTTAAATCTTGACCTTTGAATTCAATGTGGTCATATGGTCCAAACGGTCGACCGGTTCGTGTATCGGTACTACCGTCTACATCGCCATGTTCGTAATAGTCATCGCTGTAGATTTGAACACCATCAAAGTCACCATTGTAGTCAATGTTGTATTTTCTTGTTTTGCCATCAGGACATACAATGCCACGTGCCAACACACGCTCAACATCTTCTTGACTTTTAATGCCCTTTTGTAGGCTACCAGTGTTGAATGTGTCATTATACCAAGCACTGGCCAAAGCCCTTAGATAATCACCATCGCCACCTTGTGCGAACTCATTCAAGGAGCCTTCCGCCACACCTTGCTGTTCACCTAATTTCTTGCCAGCAGCAGCAGCTTTTTGAAAACGTTCTTTACCGTATTTTTTACGACCAATGGCAGCAGCCACAGCCTCAGGGTCGTCGGCACTGCCGCCTTTTTTGATAGCAGCCACAGTTTTATCAAACCCCATGTATTTTTCATCCACATGTTGACTCTCATTGAGTATGGGTTTGATTTGATCTAAATCGGCTAGACGTCGGTTGATATCGTAAAAAAATGTCATGATTTTTTATCCTCTTGGTTGTGCGCCGGTGGCGGGTTTAGGTGGACGCTTGATATTGGAAATAGGACTACGAGTTCCTTGTGGTAGACTGTTTGTGGTTTCAGCTGTTGGAGTTTTACCACCGGCCACTGTGAAATCACTGCGGTATGAATTTTTTAATACAGCATGTTGATGTGGTTCTGCTGAATAATCACGCTTTAACTCATCTTGCTCGGCATTATTTGCTGGATAATCAGTGTCACTTAATAAGTCATGATTTTCGTTATTGATATCCTGAATTTCTTTGTTGATACTGTCATCATATTTCAAATCTAACATACGAACACGACTGGGGTTTACTCCCAATATTTGTGCTAATTGCTGTATCTGAGGTTCGATTGCTGGATAACGAAAACTGACATCCACCGAAGTCACTGTTTGATTTTTTTCATTGGGGAAGTCTTTTAGTGTGGTCATCACAGGTGTGGTTTTGGGCTTGCCCATTTTGGCAATGTCGAATTGCGATAATTTTGTTTCTAACTCACTGAAAAAACTGTCGTTGATGTCCCCGACTACTTTGATCCTGTAATCATAAGTTCGTTGACTTTCGGCTAGATAATGCTGAAATGTTTTCATTTTTTCTATAATCCTATTAGATATTTATTCTTTTTTAGAATTTTGCTTTCGATCAGACAATAATCTTTCAAGTAATTCATTTCTACTCAATACTTGTCCTTGTCCCACAGGCAACGGCTGATCTTCATTGGGAGATTGTTGATCTAATCGAGCTTTTTTTAATTGTAATTCCACTACACGTAATTTTTTATTGAGTTTGGCAGTGCGAGCATTGATGGCATGTCCTAACATATTACTGGCCACAGAAAATATTTCTCCGGCAAATCTACTGTCGACATTAAAACCCAAATCCATGAGATCTTGAAATTTTTCTCGGGCAAGATCTGCTAACTCGTCAAGCTCTCGATCACTGCCGTCGAGATTTGTCACTGTAGGCAGTGCCTGATCTATTTTGTCTATGGCTTGATCTATATCGGTCAACAAAGATCGCGATTCTGCTACTTGAGTTTCAATTGCAGGTGTTTTTTCTTGTTCAGGAAGATTAAATAATTCAACAAGTCGATCGGTCATAATGATATTTATCTAATATCATATTATGAAGATTTTGATTGTTATTTGCGTTTTTGACCTTGATGGAACATGTCAGTTTCATTGATAACGCGAAAAATCATACCATTGCGACGAGCCCACTTAGTGGCTTGATCCCACTTGGCATAATTAACTGCTACTACAGCACGATCACTCTCACTCATACGGCCTTCAATTAGACTTTGATTTCTGGGCTTGATTTCAATTAGTTCAGCACGAACTTGATTGTCTCGAGTTCTATAAGTGATTAAAAAATCCGGAACATAATTACTCATTTTACCAGTAATGGGGTTACGGTAAGGTATAAAAATACTTTCGCTGGCCCACTGCAATATATGATCGTTGTTGTCGCAAAATCTCATAAATGCCCATTCCCATGACGATCTGTATTTGGGCACACCACGCCCGACATATTTCTCAGGATTTTTTATTTCATATATGCCCTGTGCCCATTTTTTCATGCTTTGACATTTCTTGCTGTATAAAAATTTGGCACTACTGCATTACTGTAACCCAACAACGTGCTGGAACTACGTAACCCATTGAGATAATAAGCCAATGTGGCTGTGATTTGTATTTGATTTTGTCCTTGTATTTGATCTAATAATGTCAATACAGGTGTTGATGTTTGCTGTGCAATTCTAAACAATGTCACTGTGAAATTGCCTGCTGCTTCTGCAGTCGTGAATACACTACGAAAAAAACTATAGACAATGTCATATTCTTCAGCAGGAACATCAACATCAAAATTAAAAAAATTATCAAATACTCTGACAGTTAAATCTATCCTGGGATTGATATAATTTATTGTGCTCATGATTTATCGAGGACCCGGCGGACTGGGGAAATTAAATCCACCTAATTTACCAATGGTTTGTCGTGTAGCCGATGGATTTAGATTTCTCAATGTCTGTTTGAAACCATTGACTGCTTCCTCGGATGCTATTGATTTTAAATTCTTTCCCTTGAAAGTGTCTCTTGTGGCCACAGATTTTTGTATTGCACCTATGATACCAGTGACACTGCCACTTTGCAAATCTTCAATGATACCAATACCGGTGTCTAGTAATCCACCTTGACCCAATACTGTGGCAATACTGCCTGGACGAGCTAGTGAACTGGGCACAGTATCATATCTGGCCGGATCAGCAAATCCCTTGACATTGGTATCTGGTCTAACACGACCTATGGCCCCTGTGTAATATTTCACAGTTTCATACTCCACTGTCATGGTGTTGGTCATGATCCCATTGCCTTGGCTATAGTCATAGGTGTCATGATTCCATTCTCGTATCACAGGATTGATTAATACATACATGACATATTCATGCTGATCAAATCCATAGATAGTGATATCTCTAAAAAATGCCGGTTTACCACTGCTTTGATCACCACCACTGAACCCACCCGGGCCCCCGGCACTGCTTTGATCATAACTTTCACCTACAAAACCCCAGTCATTGACATCTCGTTTGGCAGAATATGTGTCACGGTTTTGATAAGCAAAACCCGGCGGACTATTCAACGGACCCAGTTTACCGTTGCTATTTGGAGCAGCAAGATATTGTTGATTGGGGTCTTTGTAATAATATGAAAAATAATTATACCAGAGATTTCGTGTGATATTGCCACCATCATCATGAAATTCAACTCGAACCGGAAGATAGTTAATTTTCTTTTGTATTACTCTTTTTCTGTTATATTGATTTAATGTTTCTGTGTCGATTTGAAATTGAGGCAATTGTATAGTTTTGACCATTAGACCAATGGCCGTGACATCATCCTGAGGGAACACTGTCCTTAATACTGGTATTTCCGCAGTATTGACATTCATGTAGACATGAAATAAAAACTTGTTCTTGGGAACAAGTTCATACCCATTGGTTAAAAAGGTTTTACTGGCATGAGCATAATCTTTGAGATTTTGTCTACCAATAAAACCTTTTAAAAAGTCCTGCCCAAAAGCCACGTTTGATCCTTAGGCTGCTTGTCCAATACCTGTTACTACATCGCCCAATGTGCGACCAACTGCACTACCAATACCAGTTCCTTGTGGTGTTTGATTGGCGTTATCAAATTGTATGGTCAATGCAATAGTGACCGGCTCATTACTGCCATAATTGACATCACCATAATCAACTTGTTTGAGATAACAACCATAGAGCTCCCAGGTTTCTAACACTGTGGGCTCAAATGCACCCATACCACCATCTAGAATTTCAAATCTAGTGAGAAACTTGTAGTCAATACCCGAACTGGCACTGGCCATTTCTAAAAAGTCCATTTGTTTCTGAACTTGTTCGCCCACTAGTTTAGACACAGCACCACTGGCATCATCACGAAGATTACAGGTGACCTCGGCCCAACTACCTTTGCCAGCTAGTTTTAATGTGCTGTTGTAGATGGGTATGAGTATGTCTTCAAAACTCAATGAAGGTCGACGAAAATCCATGACCTGTTTGGTCAGTTCCGTTCTGGGAGTGCTGACTCCAAAATTTTCAAATATCACACGAAATCGATACTTGAGCTTGGGCATTAACAAACCCTGATTGGGATTGCTTTGATCACTGGCAACCGGAACGGTCATTCTTGTTAATGAGGAAACTGCCATTTGTGTGTTCTCCTATACTGCTAGTATTTATAACCGTTTGACAAAAATCATTATCTACATATATTTTATTATAAATATTTTGCGTAAATAGTTTTAACAGGATTAATACCAATGTCAATTATCTGTCAAATTTGTCAACAATCATTTGATCGAATTATTCCATGGCAACACTTAAAAAAACACAACATCACTGGACAAGATTATAAAAAACAATTTGGATCTGTCTATAGTCAAGAAACTTTAGAATTATTTCAATCAAGAATACCGCACAATAAAGGAAAAAAAGTCACTGACCCAGAAAAATTAAACAAAATAAAAAAATCTATGGCCAAGAGAGAGGAGAAATATCAAAGTGGTCAATTGGTTAGGCGAAGGAAACCTGCCAGTCAACAAACTAAAAACAAAATTAGCCAAAGTATTAAAAAGTATGCTCAAGAACATCCCAATGACATGATTCAAAGAGCACAAAAAGCATCACAAACACGGCAACTCCGTGGTCCCGGGCCTGGCCCTATGACTGGTAAAAAACATAGTCTAGAAACCATCAAAAAATTAAAACAATTACTGTCTCAGCATAATGAAAAAAAACAAATTGCCAGCTGGGAGAAAATTTGTCAATCAGTGCAAACAGCCAACTTGACAGTGTTAGCTAGTCACGATAATTCTTTATCACTGCAATGTCAGACCTGTCAAACACAGTTCAGTTATACAAAACAATATTTCAATACTTCAAAATTTCGCCCAAATCTTTGTCCGAAATGTCATCCATACATCTACAACAAAATCAGTGCAGGACAACAAGAATTATTCAATTATATTGTGTCATTAAAACCCAACGCTACAATGAACTATCGATCTAATTATCACAATCCCGAAATTGATATTTTTATATCTGATTTAAATTTGGGATTTGAATTCACTGGACTATACTGGCATTCCGAATCTGTGTTATTGTCTAATAATAAATCTCCACAAAGAGATCACAAAAAACAACAATACTTTGCTCAACAAGGTATACAACTGATAGAAATATTCGAGGACGAGTGGCGAGATAAACAAGACATTGTCAAAAGCAGAGTTGCTAATATATTAGGAAAAATAACCAACAAAATTTTTGCACGGCAATGCATCATCAGAGAAATTGATACCAAAACTGCTCGACAATTCTTTCAACAAAATCATTTAATGAGTCACGGTCGTAGTAATTTTCGAGTGGGATTATTTTATCAAGATCAACTAGTATCAGCAATGAGTTTTTGTAAAAACAACTTGTCAAGAAAAATTCAAGGATGGGAGCTGAATAGATTTGCTTCCTTATGCCATTACAATGTAATCGGTGCTGCTAGTAAACTATTCTATTACTTTGTTAAACATATTGATCCCGAAGAAATAGTTTCTTACTCTGACAATCGTTGGAGTCGCGGAGACCTTTATGACAAATTGGGATTTGAAAAAATTTCCAACGGAACTCCAAATTATTGGTATTTTCTTCCTGATCAGTCAAGAATACACAGATTTAATCTTAGAAAAACTGTCAACGACCATCCAGATCTTACCGAAGTGCAAAATCGACAACTTCAAGGATATAACAGAATTTGGGATTGCGGAAGTTCTAAATGGATTTGGAAAAAACAATAGGGGAATATTCCCCTATTGTTGTCGATTAAAAAATCAACTGTTAACCAGCTGAGACTTGTGTGCTGATAGAACCTGCTATCTCACCTGTGTTCTTTATACGTAACGGTATATAAATGAATTCAACAGCCTTGACAGGTTCAATCGCAATGTCCACCCATAATTCGTTGGCATCGATTCTTGCCGGAGTATTGTTAGTCAAATCGCAAACCACCAAGAAGTCATAGATACCACGTTTATTGACCAAATCAATCATGAGACTGTTAATTGAATTCTTGATTTCGTCTCTAGTAATTTGGTCGTTGGGTTCAAACAAGAATTGTTTGCCAATGGATTCCAGTCTAGCACGAATAAACGCAATCAATCTTGCCACATTGATACGATCCAATGCACTAGTAATTGAGTATGTGGTTTTATTACCAAAGTTAGTAATACCCACACCTGGTATAAATGTTATGGGATTGACACGATTTTCATACAACACATCACGCAATCCTTGATTTACACCCAAACTCACAAATTCTCCAGTTTGTGCATTGATATAACCAATATTTTCAGCATTGTCGATTACACCTCGTCGACTACCGGCAGGAGCTAACCAAGGAAAACCCACTTCGTCACTGCGTATAATTGTGCGAATCATCATGTGACTGGGTGGTTGCACAACTGGACTAC